CCAGTTAAAGGTTGCACAATTTACACATATCCCATGATGCCATGCGCTGTTTGTGCTTCTATGATTATTCAGTCTGGAATCAAAAAGGTTGTGGCTCCAAGAAGCGATAATCCTCGTTGGCAATCAGATATAGAACTTTCAATGCAGTTGTTTAGCGAGGCCGGAGTGCAAGTTGAATTCGTTGATTAAGAAGACCAAATATCGATCTGTTTTTCAAATTTACATATTTGTTTTTTGTAAAATGAATCAACTCTTTTGTTAAGTTGAGACTCCCATTTTTCTTGACATTCTGAAGTTAGAAGAAATTTCTTGTTTTTATCTTTTATTTGAAGTTGTCCATATCCAAGAGCTCCAATTGTAAGATTATTCCAGTCTAATTCACAAATATTAAAAACCTTTACATCTAATATTTCTACTAAATCTTTATTTCTTCTGTAGTCAACAAAAATATAATTCAAGCTTTGGCTTTTGTTTTGGAAAAACTTTTTGAGTCTTTTTACCGATATGAGGTTTGGCATTGAAAATCCAGCTTTTTCTTGCACATGATGTGTTTTTACATCATAGAAAACATATTTTTTTTCAAATGGAATTATAAAGTCTTCTATTGATCTTTTACTCTTGGCAGGCGAAAATCTTTCTTTGAATTGAGATTCGACTATTTTAGAGCAAAGACTTTCAATCTTATCTCCTACAGCACGATGAGAGAAAGTCTCGTCAATTGTAAAATTCTTGAGATTATCGGCAATCAGATTTTTAATTTCTAAATTCAGAATCATCAAATGATCTCTTCTTTTATCAATTCTAAATTTGTAGATGGCATAAGTCCAGCGACAGGATGTTTTCTTGTGAGATTTTCAAAACCTTGAATAATTTGATCAGATGTAAGTTCTGTGATGCAAGGCTTTTGCATTTCTTTGCTTTTTGGACAGGCAACACAAACATAACAAGGGCCACATTCCCAATCACCATTGTCACGATGTTTTTGCACAAGTTCAAAATCGTAATGTCTGCCGTAAACTTTCCCATTAGTAAAAGAAAATATACCAACAAGAGGCTTCTTTAATGCACCAGCAAGATGAAATGTTCCAGTATCAATTGATATTACATAATCTGCCGCTGCAACTAATCCCTTCCAAGATTCAGGTTCAATTTTTATAAATTGAGGGATATTCATGGTTGTAAAAACTTCAATAGGTTCATTGTGGACAGTGTACACAAAGAACCCTTTATCGCATAATTTTTTACACACTTCATATATTTGTTTATCTGTTAAGCTTTTCGATTGTCCAAACATGCATTTGGTTGATTTGGTCGCAATTAGCACCATTGGAAGCTTTTTAGTGTTTATTTCATATAATTTTTCAATATAAAATTCTTTTTCTTTGCATTCCATGAAACAGTTGTGATTTGAAAGTTTAACACCACAGTGATTAGCCCATATGTCACTTCGGTGAAGAGTATTTCTTCCTCCCATTTTGCTTTCATGTATACGACATGGTGTTGTTATGTCGTATGAAGCTCCATATTTTCTTTCATTGATTTCTTCTATTGTTAATGTTTCTGCATAAGGATGATCTTTGGCAAATTCTAAATATGCTTTAGGACAAGCATATGTTAAATTAATTTCAGGCATCACCTTGTGAAAATCTTCAAACATCATTCTTTGCATAATGATGTCGCCATATCCTCCCGCTTTTCTCTTGATAAGAATTTTATTCCTTCTGAGAAAATGCTCTTTTATAGTGACTGGATTGATTGATTTTTTCTTAACATAAGGAAACATATATATCTGGTCTCTTTTTTTAACTACCTCAGCATTACAATTATACAAGTTCCGGCTGTCTGCATGGATGCCTGATCATTATGTAATGCCTGAAACCTTAATGCGGGAAAAGGATGCTTTCAGGCACTTTTCAAAGGCAATTCAAATAAGTTTACTTGAAAACTTGAAATCGAGACAGAGAGGTTAACCTTGTTGGTTTAGCCTCTCTATACAAATGTTCTAAACTTAGTTAAAGCTGAAGCAATTGTTTGGTCGATATCCAAATACTTATATTCGCCAAGTCTTCCTCCAAAAGTAATTTCCTTGTGGTCAATTCTTAGATTTGCATACTTATTGTAAAGATCACTGTTCTTATCATCCCTTATTGGATAGTAAGGTTCAGGATGATCTTTGAATGCAACTGGAATGTCATAGGAGACAACAGTTTCTTCTTTTGAATGTGGCTTTACTTCATAATGTTTGGGACTGTTTTTGTAAAAATGCTTGTGTTCTATTGTCCTGATATGTGGCACATTCATGTCTACATGATTAAAAACAGCATTACCTTGATAGTCGCCATGCATTGTTTTATGTTCAAATCTTAAAGTGTTGTATTCTAAAGATCCAAACTCATAGTCATAAAATTTGTCTATTGGTCCAGTGTAAACTAGATGTTTGGCATAATCACGCCATTTGTTTCTGATTGTGAAAAAATCAGTGTTGAGTTCTGTTTTGATTCCATCAAGCATATTTTTGATTGTCGCTGAATATCCTTCGTTTGGAATTCCTTGATATTTTGTTATAAAATAATTTTCTTCATAAGTAAGTCTGATTGGTAGTCTTTGAATTATTGAGGCAGGAAGATCTCTAGGTTCTTTCATCCATTGTTTTTTAGTGTATCCATAAAAAAATAATTCATAGATTTCCTTGCCAACTCTATCGAGAACCCATTCTTCAAAGTTTCTAGGATTTTCACATGGTATTCGGACATCTTGTAGTTTGCGGTATGCTTCTTCTGGAGTGATGACTCCCCATAACTGATGAAGAGTCATCATGTTAATTGGAAATGAGTAAACATGACCTTTAGACAGAACTTTAGGTTTGTTGGTGAAAGGAATAATCGTTGTGAATTTGTTGATGAAATCCCAGACTTCTTCGCTTTGAGTGTGGAATATATGAGCTCCATATTCGCTTACAATGATGCCATTGTCCCATTTGCGGTCATATGTTGCACCTGCAATATGATTATTTTTATCAATTACAAGGCACTTTTTACCAGCATCTGCGGCTTTTCTTGCAAAAGAAGAACCAAAGAATCCTGCTCCTACAATCATGAAGTCAAATTCAGGCATTTGATCTTTCTCCAGCTAGATGATCACTCAAGCATCCTGCTAAATATGCGTCACAGTATTCTTTTTGTGAACTCCAGCCATATTTGTAATAATCTCTATTCCCAAGAAATCCAGTCACCCAAAAATCAATGTTGTTTTCCATCCTGTAGCCCCATGCTGTAAATGTTGGTATTTTTGCAGCAGGACCCCATATGGCACTCCAACTATCGCATGCAAGTATTATGTCTGCCCTGTAAATTGTAAAGGCAAGAGATTCTAATATCGACCAAGAACCGATCTTATTGATTGTTTTTTTAATGCTTTCTTTCTTCATTGTTTTTTCTATCGGATCATTCTGTCCTCCAACCATGTAAATGTTATAACCCTTTTCATGTAAAAGGTTTACGCATCTGTCCCATGTTGGTATATACCAATCTATGAATTCTTGTGGTTTAAGGTCGGTGCTTACTGGTTGAATCACTGCTATTTTTTCATTTTTTTCAATTAAAGGGATGTATTTTCTAAGGTCAACCCATGATTTCATGTCATTGTTGCGGCGGAAGAACATTGGTTGAAGTATAGGACAGTTGTATTTTTTACTAAAACTGAATGATTGCATGTCATCGTAACTGATGTCATATTCTAGTGATTTGATGAAATTGCATGATTTTATGATTGAGGCTACATTTGGACATGATTGTTTTATTTTCTCATGAGATTTGAAAATAGGAGATGTATGAGCAATAGTCTTGTCATGGCCCAAAGCCTGCATTGCTATGTTTGCACGACAGATATTGAGGCCAGTGTCGCCTATTGCCCCGGTTTCAAAATAAATATGTAAGTCTGACATTACTCTTATTCAGTGTGGCTATAAAAAATTATAATATTATTGATTTGAAATCAAAGATTGATTCCGATTTGCAAAAGCAAACCATAAGTGGTAGAGTTTTGCTTGATAGATTTTGCATGATTGATGAATCATCAAGGAAATCACCATCATATGCAGATCCAAATTATGCTGGTTTTTATTACCATTTGGGCAAATATATCGAGCCAAATTCAATATTTGAATTTGGATTCGACCTTGGTCTTTTCCCAGCAAGCTTTATGATTTCATGCAAAACAGTTCAAAGATTTTTTGGATTTAGAGAAAAAGATGAAAGTTTTTTCTCTGAAAGAATCGGAGCAAGAAATATAAAAAAAACATTCAAAGGAAAATCAGATTATTACCAAGGCTCAATTTATGACAAAAAATTTGATAAATTTTTGATGAATTCTTGGGATATGATTATATTTGCCACTGAACATAAATATGACAAACAACTTGAATATCTTGATTTTATATGGCCGCATGTAAGTGATTACGGTATAATTGTTTGCGACAACTTAAACAGGCATTCTCCAACAAAAGAAGCTTTTAATGCATTCGCACACAGCAAGAATCGGGAGCCTATTCTCTTTTCAACCCGTCATGGAACGGGATTGCTGCAAAAATAAATAAAAAGAAAGACTAATTTAAGTTGATGAACAGGAGGCTGTCGTGGGATTTGAATGTTGCTATCATTATCATGAAAAAGTAGATGGCGAATATAACAAGGAAGAAACAAAAACCTTCAAGAAGAAGGTTGGCGATCCTTTTGACGATGTTCCTTTAGAAAAGATAGCTGCATCGATCATGGCTCAGATGGCCAGAAGAGACATCTGGATTATTGATGTTGAAATATTTGAGTTAAGCAAAAAGCAAGTCAGCTTCAAAGAATCAAAGGGTGGAATTATAATCAAGAATAAGAAATTTTCCTTTGATGGTGGGGAAGATGTATTTATTGCTGTTGAAGAAGTGCCACAAATATGTCAGGCATCATCTACTGTCAATTCTCAATATACTGTCACGGAATTTCAGCAAACTAATTCTGTCAGTATGCCAGCACAACAACTTTCTGCCGCTGCTCATCCGCACAATATAAGTAAAACAGTTGCTCGTAGGGCAGTTGATCAGATGGTTTTTTTGCCTGAGCCTTTACATCTTCACCAAGCCAAACAGAAAAACATGAAGTTTACTGTTAACAAGAAATATTTAATTTTCGAGAAGAGACTTGCTCCAAATGGAGTTGGTCAAGTTTTTGTTACTCAAGATGATACAGGAAGAGATCAGATTGTTTCAGATATTTATTTTGTACCAGCAAGTATAAATCTTGTTGCTGATAGAGAATTGAATTTTAGCGAAACCCCTGATGAAAAAGATGGTGGTAATCTTTACTGGGGGAAAGCGTCAAGTGAACCGGGAATGCCTGATCTTAGAAGGAGATGACGAAAATGTCTTTGTCTAGAAAAGAAATTCAAAAGCGTAAAGAACGTCAAGAATCTGTGCGAAAGAAACTCGCAGAACAAAGGACGGAAATACGCAAAGAGCGCAAACTAGTAGAAGAAGAAAGAAATAGGGAAAGAGAAATGTGGAAACTTGAATATGGCAAAACTCCTCCAGCTTTGCCCGGAAACCCAGAACTTGCAGCAATTAAACAAGCTGAAAGAGATAGAAAAATTTCAGAAAAATTGAATCATAACTTGGAAATTTTGAGAAGCCTTGAGCAAGAATACGAGCGTGAGCAATCATCTCGTAAAAACATCAATGATAATCTTGAGGCAGAAGGCTATATGACCATGAAAGATAAGATGGATGCCCTTCACGAAAAAGCACTTAAAATGAAAAGGGTGGCAGATGATCTCGAAGAAGCAGCAAATATGTGTGCTGCAAATAAAAATTGTGATATAAAGTAAAAATAAAATATTTTTCTATTTGGGCTAAAGTTTTTTGTAGTTTCGTGTGATAATAATAAGGCGATGCCAACAAAGACATCGTCTTATTACTTTTTACTACGAGGCCACTATGTCAATTGACTTTGAACCACTTAATTTGTCTGAGATCAACAAAGAGGCTAAAAGAGTCTCTGAAGAAGGTATAGCCGCTGGAAACGGTGGTGATTATCTTGATAAATTTGTCAAAATGCCTGATCGTGATGGGTTTGTAATCATGCGTGTTCTTCCCCGTAAAAAGGGTGGAAGTGTATGGTGTGCAACCCGTGTCCATACTCTCACAAATCCTGATACCCGCAGCAAAAAGACCTATCACTGTCCACGCAAGTTGGTTGAAACCGACAAGGGTGAACGCTGGATGGGTGATTGTATTATCTGCAAGTATTACAGTGATTTGTGGCAGAAGTCCGAAAGTCTTTCAGGGAAAGCCCAAGAAGATCTTCAGAATCAGGCCAGAGCGATCAAGCCTGTTGAACGATATTACTACAATGTGATCGTTCGATCTGAAAAGGACAAAGAAGGCAACATCAAAAAGAATGTCGGACCCAAGATCTTCTCTTGTGGCAAGACAACCCACGCCAAGATCATGCTTGCTATGCGTGGAGACGAAGCAGCTGGTGAAAAGCCACTTGGAGACATCACTCATCCAAAGGATGGACGTGACTTCAGAGTTGTTAAGAAGGTTATCAAGGGTGGTGGAGGGATGGAATATCCCAACTACGATAACAGCAAGTTTGAAGAACCAACACCAGCTGGAAACCTTGACGAATTGAAATCATGGATGGAAAGCATTCATGATCTTCAGGCTCTTCGGGTAATAAAGACTCCAGATGAATTGAAGCAAGCACTTCGTGTTCATCTTGGTATGGTCAAAGAAGGACCAGCAGCCAATGACACAGAACTCGATGAATTTAGGAAGGCTGGATCTGCTACTCCTTCCAAGCCTAAGGCCATTGAGTCAATTCGTGAAGAATTGGTTGTCAGCAGCACTCCTCCTGTTGCCAAAGAAGAGTCAAAGCCTAGCGACGACCTCGCTGATGATGACTTCCTGAAAGAACTTTCAGGCATGTAATCAAAACAGAATGGGTGTCCAGAGCATAATCTGGACACCCATTTTTTTCATTCTCTCAACATAAGGTGGTGTACTATGGCAAAGAAAAAGATAAGCGAAGGCGTTGACGATAGCTTTTTTGAAAATCTCGCAGAAGAAACCGGCGGCGATGTCCTTGATACAATTGACTCAGTTCGTTATTTCGTCGATACAGGAAGTCTAGCACTTAATTATATTTGTTCAGGTCAATTCATCACTGGAGGAATTCCCGGTGGTAAATTGACTGAAATATATGGTCCAAACAGTTCGTCCAAGTCTCTTCTTGGTGCCAATATTTTGTTTGGCACACAGAAAGTCAAAGGCATTCCTGTCCTCATGGACTGTGAAAATAGCGCCAACAAAGAATTCATTCAGGCTGCAAGCCATTGCAATTTGAAACGAATTGTAAGACACACTCCAGAAACGCTCGAAGCAGTTTTTTCAACAATGTATCGTGTTATTGAGAAGGCTCGTGAAAAAACAAGCAATGAAGTGCCTATCGTCATTGTTTATGACTCGATTGGAGTAAGTC